ATGGCACTTGACAGAGCAGCTATCATCGCAGGCGCAAAGCCACGCATCGTCACGATCTCCGTGCCCGAGTGGGGCGGAGATGTATGCCTGCGCGAGATCACGGCAGGCCAGCGCGACCAATGGGATGCGTGGCAGATCGAAAATGAGGGCGCGGCACGATACGCCAACATCCGCGCCCGTCTGTTGGTGCTCACTATCTGCGACGAGCAGGGTGCGCGCCTATTTGCCGACAATGACATCGCAGTGGTGAGCGGGCTGCCTGCCATGTCGATCGATAAGCTATGGGATGCCAGTTGCAAATTGGTAGGCCTGCGTCCTGAGGACGTGGAAAAAAACTAGCCAAGCGCCCGCTCAGGCGGGTGCTATTTCGGCTCGCTGGCCATCTGGGCATGACAGTCGGCGAGATCGAAGAGCGGATGAGTAGCACAGAGCTGGCTGAGTGGGTCGCACTCATAAGGCTCGATCCTTGGGGCTACTACCGCAGCGACCTACAGCATGCGCTAGCGGCATGGGCACCCATGGCAGCGTGGAGTAAGGGCGCCAAAGTTACGGACTTTCTGCCTCGCGATCTCTGCGCTGAGATGGAGTCAGAGCGAACGACACTCACGGCACTGGTAGAGACTGGCGCCAAGGTCATGACTAGGGAGCAGGCATATGGCTAGTATCGCCAAACTCTCAGTACAGATGGCATGGCAGGGCTCTGAGCTGACTAAGGGCGCTGCTGATGCCAGCAAAGATCTCAAGAATGTAGGCGACAAAGCCAAGAAAACTAAAGAAGAGCTCGAAGCGCTGAAGAAAGAAAAAGACAAACTAGGCGAGAAAAAACTCAACCTAGCAGAGTCACTAGGCCTCAAATCTTTGAACGATGTCAAAGGCCTATTGGACATGGCACGCGGCGTGTTCCAATTCTTTGTTGGACTACCCATCCAAGGTGCTTTATCCATCCTAAAGATGGGTGGCGCTCTTGAGACCATGACGATACGAGCTCAGTACGCAGCCAAATCGATCGAGGCTGGCAATAAAGTAATCAAGGATTTACGAGACCTAAGTAGCAGCAGTGGCGTGCCGCTTGAGGATTTAGCCAAGGCATTTGAGCAATTCACGGCTGCTGGCATCAGCACGGCAGGCGCATCAACTATCTTGGCGAATGCTGGCAACGCCATCGAGCTGCTCGGTGGTGGAGCATCTGGTGCTCAAGCAGTTGCTGCAGCAATCACCGAAATCCGTGGCGCAGCCATCGCCACTGATGGGCCGCTCAAAACATTGCAAAGAGGCGGGCTGAGAGTATTTGAAGCGCTTGCTCAGGAGCTTGAGGCAGTCACGGGCAATGCCTACTCGGTAGAAGAGGCAATGGCTGCCGTTCAGCAAGGCTCGGTGAGCAGCGCCACAGCAGTACGAGCGGTATTCAGGGCAAGCAATTCGACAGAGGCTAAGGCTGCCGCTGATGCGTTTGGTGCATCGTTTGACGGGCAATTGCGACAATTGTCGTCTGGTTTCAACGATCTGCTTACAGAAATAGGCAAGCAGATGCTTGCCATACTTCAACCGGAAAAAGCATTCTCTGCGCTCAAGGGTGCGTTTGAAGGCGTCAAGGAGGTCGTGCAAGAGATCGCCGCGGCGTTCTTGCCCGTGATCGATCCGGGCACCAAGGGCGAAGGATTGAAGGCCATATTTGAGTCCAGCAAGCAGATCGCTAAGGATGTTGCCAATAAGCTGGTAGATGCCATCGTCAACATCAAAACGATGTTTGACGAGGTAGTCGCTGGCATACGCAAATTGATGCAGGATTATAAAGATCTTACCCCAGGCAACGTGGCGGCATCGGTAGCAGCAGCTCCATTCAGAGCCGGGCTGAATGCTATTGCAGGAGTTCAGGGCGCACCCGGTGATCTCAACCTAGGGCCAGATCCTGCTGAGGTAGCAAGACTGGCTCGAGAAAATGCTGCAATCCTCGCAGCAGCTCAAGCCGCATGGGGCCAAGCCACAGTTGTCGAGGAAGCGAAAATCGAGGCTGCCAAGGTCGAGGCGGTCGTCAATAATGATGTGGTAGTAGCAGCTAAGGCCGTAGAAGATGCCAAGAAAAAAGAGGCTGAGGCCGCAAAAGTCGCAGCCTTAAATTTAGAACTTGCCACCAAAGACAACGCCAAATTGACCGCGACTATACTAAATAACAATATGACCATCACCGAGAAATTCGCCGAGATGACCGGCAATCTCGAATCGATGATGGCGCAGGCAGCCAAGGGCAGCAAGGAGAGCGCCGACAAGCTGCGAGCAGCACAAACTAGAGTAGTAGGCAAGCAGCTCCAAGACATGATCAAACAATTTGCGACTCCCCAGGCAGGCACTGCTCAGGCGTTTGTGGCTGGCTCTGCCGGTGCTGCTGAGGCGCAGATCCGAGCAAGAGTCGAGGGCATGAATGCTCAGGCCGACCCGCAGAAACAACTGGTCGCTGCTGCTGCTGAGGCTGCGAGGCAGGATGCGATCCAAACTAAATTGCAGGAGCGTCTAGTCGCTGCCGCAGAGAAAGCAAACATAATCAAGCCCGGCACTCTGGTCATCCCCAAATAAAGGAGGCGACATGGCGTATACACTGTTCAGCGAGGTCGCCGAGGGGCGCACGGCGAGCGTCGATCAAAAATTCAATCGCACCTACACCCGTGTTTTTCTGGTGCGCACTGACGCTGCGACATACGGGCCAGCGTACGCAGCATCGCATCCATCGCTGCCGGTCATATTCTCAGCGCACAATGAGGATGCCAACGCGTACTGCCTGAGCATTAGCCCGTCTCAGGATCAGGGCGACCCTACGTTATGGCGAATTAGCGTCAATTATGGCTACAACGTCGATGCACCATCGGCAGCATCTGCGCCATCCGGCGACCCTGCCGTCGAGACTCAGCAGACTGGGCAAGCGCCCGCGGATCGTGTGGAGAGCCCGCTATCGAGGCCGAGAGACTACAGCGTCTCGACGATCTCATACCCGCTCGCAGTTACGTATGATCGCAACAATAACCTCATCAAAAATAGTGCCGACGATCCATATTTGCCACCTGCTGAGATTGTCAAAGGGGGCGCAACGATAACGGTAGGGCTCAACTCTACAAGCTCACCATCTGCGGCATGGATCGGCGCAATCGGCTATATCAACTCCAGCTCGTACACTGTTGGGCCATATGTGATCGGCACGGCACTCGCCAAGCTCAATAGTGTTAGTGCAAACTTGGTCTATGAGAACAACGTCAGTTATTGGCGCTGGACGCTAGTCTTTGAATATCGCCCTGCTGGTTGGGCGTACGTTGTCGCCGATATGGGCATGTTTAAAAAATCAAGCGGCACTCGTACTCCTATCGATATTAACGGTGTCCCCGTATCTGTGCCCGTCAATCTTGACGGATCTGGTGGCGTGCTAGCTGGTGGCGGAACGCCAGTGTTTAACACATTTCATATCTACCCGCGCGTTGCATTCCCAGCACTCTAGGAGGCCCGTAGACGATGGCTGGCTATCTCCTAGACGACCAATCAATCGCGCGCCTCGCCACGCTCCTGCGTGACTATGAGGCGGGCAATCTTGGCAATCGTGACCGCAACGTCATGCCTCGATCCGGGCCAAGTTACCCAATCGTGCATGTGGTGCGTGTCACATCGACAACGCCAACATCAGGCTACTATCCGGGTAAATTGCTGACCTACGTTGCCGATACCGACACGTGGACCGACGATGTCGATATCAAAATCAAGGATATCAACGGTGGTGTGCCGTCAGTGCAAAGATACCTAGGTCGGTATGCAGGCATAAACACCTACGGCAATCCGGTGTACATGGTTATCTTGTCTGGTGGTGGTGGTGGCACAATCCTGTCGATCGACGTAGTTACATCCCTGCAATGTGTCGATGGCGAGATGCTGCCTAACTGGACGACACTCTGTATTCCCGGTGCGAATATATGCACGACTACAACGACCACTACGACGACCAGTACAGCAGCACCAACGACAACTAGCACGACCTCGACGGGTGGTGGATAATGAGCACAATGCCGCCAACGACCTCGAGCACGTCGAGTAGTAGCTCGTCATCGACAACCTCGAGCACGACTACCAGCACGACCACGACAACATCAACAACTCCGTGTCCTGACTCGTGTATCTACATCTGGACTATGGGCTCATGGTTGCTTGTCTCCGGCAACTGTGGCGCAGGGTGTTTCTGCTGGGTGCCCTCGACTCCTGGCATTGAGGGCGCAGTAGCAGTCGAGAGCTGCCGGGACTCTGTCCAGCCAACCACGACCAGCACGACCACCACGCCGACATGCGAGAACTCTGGATGTAGCTACGTGTGGATGTCCGGCATGTGGGTCTCGGTGGCTATTTGCCTCGAGGGATGTACCTGCGCAAGTCCCTCATATGATGGCACAACCGAGGGCGAGACTGCCACGACATCATGCGTCGGCACATCGACCACGACCACCAGCAGCACACCGAGTGGATGCACATTCCAAACATGTATTTATCGATGGAATGGCAGTGCATGGGTTAGCGCTGTCGCATGTCCAGACGGGTGCTACTGTGGATCGCCGCCTGCCAGAGCAGGGGCATTTGTCAATGAGTACGTGAGCGCTAGCTGTCAGAGCACGCCACCAACAACGACAACCACAACGACGCCATCGACGACCACGACAACGACAGGTACTGGCACAACAACCAGTACGACGACTAGCACGACGACAACAACGACAACTCCATGCGCGGGCAGATGCTGCATACGGAATGTGTATTACAATGACGGGTTGACATATTCAACAATTATCAAAAACGACTGCATAGGTGTATGTAATTGTAATTTGCCTAATCAGCCATTTTATGCGTTTGGTGGACCGACTCAATGGCGCATGTACGGTCCATGTGGCGAGACAAGCTATCCACAAGTCACTACGACGACATCTACCGAGCCACCATGCACTGGCACATGTACTTGGCGATGGTCATCAGTCAGCGAACAATGGATACCATATGGAGCATCTGGCAGCTATAGGGATGCAAACAAGTGCCTGTCAAGTGTGCAAATTGGCAGTAATTTCTTTTTGCGCAAGTGCTCATGTATCTACCCGACAACCGCTGGCGCAACAGACAACGAAATTACCACAACCAACTGTGGGAAAATCGATTGCACCAATTGCGGCTGCGCCGATAGGTGGTGGTGCGATGATAGTGGCGTGGCCAAGCGAAGGCCTAATACTCTGACAGTGACATTCCACGACGACGATGGTGTATGGCCCTGCATGGATGGAGTGACGCTGACGCTAATCAGGCCTGAACGGAGCAGTCTTGCCAGGGCTGCATATAGTCTAGCCGCTATGGTCGAGGTGCCAACATGCGCACCTAGCCTATTTAATTCGACATCGGGCGATCCTATTAGATTTAGATGCGACACCGCATGTGGTGGAGTGTCCGGATATCACGGCACGTCTGCTGGCGTTGCAAAAACATTGTGGATAACCTATTTTGATTTGTGGCCAAAAAGTTACGGATATGGCTACCGTGTCAGAACAACAGACAGCTACGCAGTAACGCCTATTTATAATAACTGCACTTGTGGCACTGAAACAATTAGCAAGAAGGCTACAGAGTTTGGCGTGTTCGCAGGAATTGGCACCTACATGCGATCAGGAGCAAATGGAGCCATCGGCACTATGTGCAGCGTTCAAACGATGGCGTTGTTTGCTCAAAGGTGCGGCTATACAAACCCATTTGATCCTTATCCACTAGCGGGCAATTGTGTTTTTGACTCGTGCACCCCAGTGAGTTATACGGGCAGTTTTACTGTGGCAGAATTTGTATCCTTTTTTGCTTATTCGGCTGGCGAAGTCTACACGTTTAACTACGGCGCAACCGATGGATTGATCTACTACACGATCACGGAGTGACGATGTTTTTGCCGTGCAAGCATACAACGCCACGCGATGGCTGCCGGATCTGCTGGCTGAGCCAGAATGATGAGCGTTATGCCAAACTCTGGTCTGCCGATGTGAACGCCCGCAGGGTGACATATGCACCAGCTCCCGACAGAGCTCCGGGCCTAAGTCCCGACCAGCTCGAGATGCTGCGCAAAATCAAGCTTCACATGGCCTCGCCCTGCCAGCATCTGGGCGAAGCGCTCGAGGCTAAGCCTAGCTGCGGATGCGGTGGCACACTGGCAATCTTGCACGTGTGTGGTAGACATGATCACTGTAGGATATCATCGCGGGATCAGAGCAATCGCAACTGCATAACATGCGATGACTACGAGCCGAGAGCCAAAGATGCGAATTGACTTGACGATTGGCATGGCAACCTATGACGACCCGCAGGGCGTCTGGTGGACCCTATCCTCTCTGCGCATGCACCACCAGCTCGACGGTGTGGAGCTGCTGGTCGTCGATGATCACCCCGAGCCTAATCGTGGCGACATTCATCACGTCTGCAGTAATTCAAGAGCTCGATACGTTCATGCGCCCAAAGCCATGGGACCAGCGCACGCCAAAAACTCCGTGTGGGAGCATGCGCAGGGCTCTCACGTCCTCGTCATCGACTGCCATGTGCTGCTTGTGCCTGGAGCGGTAGAGGCGCTTGTAGCTGCTGCCCGCGCCGATGCAGTCGGTCGTGATATGTGGGTCGGGCCATTGCGCAGTGAGGCAGGCAATATCATCGCCACCGAGCTGAGCCCCGAGTTACGCGGCGACTTTTTTGGCACGTGGCTAGTCGATAGTCGCTACCCGGTCAGCGAGACGCGCGAAGTGCACGCCCATGGCAGCGCTCTGTCGTTTATGCGTCGATCCGACTGGCCAAAGTTCTCGCAGCATTTCCGCGGATTCGCTGGCGAAGAGGTTTACATTCACGACAAAGTGCGTCTCTACGGTGGAAAGGTGCTGTACCAGCCATGGCTTGGATGGTGCCATCGTTTCCCGAGATTTGGTGCCGTGCCTTACTCATTGACGCTCAACGACAAGCTGAGAAATTATCTCATCGGCGCATACGAGATGGGGTGGAATATCAGCCAATTTAGAGAGTATTTTGGACGTAAGCTACCTCAAG